TCCGCGCTGGTTCTGGCGCGGGGCCCGGCAATCGTGTCGAAGAACGCTCTCGTCTTCGATGCCTCCGTCGACCTGCTGGCGGAGAAGATGGCCAAATACGCCGATCTTTCCGCCGCCGGGATTGTGCCGCGCGATACCGCCTGATCCCACCCCCACCGTTATCTCCCCACCTGGCCCCGCTTCGACGGGGTCTTTTCAATTCTGGAGGCTCTTTCCATGCCCGTGATGATCAATCCCTTCGACGCCGGCGGCTACACGCTGGCCGAGATGACCCAGGCCATCAACATCCTGCCCAACATCTATACGCGCCTCGGCGAGATGGGCCTGTTCCGCTTCGAAGGCGTGACACAGCGATCTGTCATCATCGAGCAGGCGGAAGGGGTGTTGAATCTTCTGCCCACTGTGCCGCTCGGAGGTCCCGCAACTGTGGCGAACAGGGACACCCGCTCGATGCGTTCCTTCACGGTGCCGTGGATCCCCCATGATGATGTGATCACCCCGCAGGATATCCAGGGGGTGCGTGGCTTTGGCGTGGCCGATGCCGCCGATCCGCTCGCCACAGTCATGGAGCGAAAGCTCACGCGCATGCGCGCCAAGCACGCCCAGACCCGGGAATACATGGAGGTGAATGCGCTCCGCGGCATTGTCAAGGATGGTGCCGGAACCACGCTCTACAACTACTTCACCGAATTCGGCTTGGCCCAGCTCTCGGTCGACTTCGTGCTCGGCACCGCTGGCACCAGTGTCCAGGGCAAGGTGCGTGATGTGCTCCGCAAAGTCGAGACCGAACTCAAGGGCGAGACCATGACCGGCGTCCTGGCGCTGGTGGCGCCGGAGTTCTTCGACAAGCTCATCTCCCATGCCAAGGTCGAGGATGCCTACAAGTATTATTCCTCGACCGGCGCCCAGCTACTCAGGGAAGACACGCGCCGCCGCTTCCCCTTCGCCGGCATGATCTTCGAGGAATACAACGCCACCGTCACGCTTTCGACGGGCTCGACGGAGACTCTGGTCCCGGCCGGGGAAGGCCTCGCCTTCCCGATGGGCACCATGGACACCTTCGTCACCTATGGTGCGCCGGCCAATCTGATCGAGACGGTCAACACCATGGGGCTTCCCATCTATGCCCGCCAGATTGCCAGGACCGACGGTTCGGCCATCGATGTGAAGACCGAGGCCTCGGTGCTCCCGGTCAACAAGCGTCCAAGGCTCGCGGTCAGGGTTTTCAGCAGCAACTGAGGCTACCGGTTCCAGTTGAGGTCGGCTACGCGCGGGTCAGCGGCAAAGGCATTGCGCGGAAACTCGACCCCTGAGTGCGGGAACTCGCACAACGCCTGGACGCCGCTGGCACTGAGCCTGAGCCGCCAGGTCTGGCGTTCCCGGGGTCTGGGTTCGGCAAAGGCCTTGCACGTCAGCACCGCGAGATTGGCCAGGCCTTGCGGATCACGTACCGACTCGTAGCGGATAACCTCGCCATACGCATCGCGCGCCGCATCGGCCAGAGCCTGACAGGCGCCGAAATCCGTGAGATCGGTCCAGCGTGCACGATCCTTGACGAACGGGGGCGCTGTGAGGTCGATTAGGGCTTTCGTTGCGATCTGAGCGGCAAAGGCCGTGTACTCGGCAGCATCGCTGGGCCATGGCGTTGCGGGCGACTCGGCAAAGAACAGAAGCCGGTAGAAGGCCATTTCGGCGACAGCTGTTTCCGGGTGCTCGGCCGCATAATAGACGCCGAGTGTCTTGCCCGCCCGGCGGAAGCGGGAGCCCTTGGGATATTCCGCGCCATAGCGAAAGGGTGTCGCTAGCAGATAATCGAGGTGGCGGCAGTCAGGGGGGACTGCCGGTTTCGATGCTTCGATAAGTTCTTCAAGCAAGCCTTGTTCATCGAGCGTATCGACGAGCTTCAGGGTCGAGACCTGGTGCTGGGCCTCGACCAGGCGCCAGCACGGCCCCTCGTAGGTCAGGAACTCAGACGAGAGCGCGGCGGGTGTCCAGATAGGCGATGGCATCAGTGAGCCCGGCAATGGTGCTGATCTTGTCGAGGGGACGGCCATCGAGCACGAGGTTGGGGTTCTTGAGCCAGGAGCGGGCAACGGTCTCGTCACCTCCCACGATGGCGTCGAGCGACCGGAAGAACCGCACGAACAGGACACCCAACTCGAATGGCTTGGTTCCGGCCTCGAGCATGAAGTCGCCTTGCTTCATGCGTGACACCGAGGCCTCGCTGAGGCCCAGAATGGCCGCGAGCGCCTTGGCCTTGACCTCGAGCCGGGATGCCGCCCGGACCACCGCCTTGGTCAAAACCGCAGCAGGATCAGGGCGTTGGGCGACGTGTCTTGCAGCAACTGGCATGTGCATCTCCTTTCCAAAGAAACAATATCACACAAATATTGCCAAGGAAATACTAAAATTGACGCTACCCGCGATCGCTGCCGCTGTCGATTTGCTGTTCACCGACGCCAATATCGGCCGGGACGCGACCTGGCGTGCTGGCGGCAGCGGCGCTGGCGTCGCCGTGAAGGTTGTGTTCCGGGCGCCCGACACGACTTCGAGTTTCGGGGGTGGCCGCTTCGTGGCAACGGGACGATTTGTCGATGTGCGGATTTCGGAAGTTGCGACGCTTCAGCCGGGCGACACCTTCGAGATCAACAGCACCGTCTATGTGGTGCAAGGCGAACCCCTGGCCGACGACGACACCCTAATCTGGTCGGCGGAAGTCCGAGCGGCGTAATGGCAGGTGTACGGGTCACTGTCATCGGCGATTTCCAAAAGGAGCTGGTTGCAGAGACCAAGGGCGCCGAGCGCGCGGTGACGGCGGCAATCCGACTGGCGGGAGCTGGCGTCAAGGCCGGATGGCGGGCGCAGATCGCGGGCGCTAGCCTTGGCGAACGGCTGGGCCGTACCATCCGCGATCAATACTTTCCGAAGAGCGTGACGAGCATCGAGGCGGCAGCCCTCGTCTACTCACGCGCTCCCCACATTGTCGGTGCTTTCGATCAAGGCGTTACCATCCGCTCGAAGGACGGCTTCTGGCTGGCGATCCCGACTGCGGTTGCGGGCAAGAGCTTGAAGGGCGGCCGGATCACGCCCGGTGAATGGGAGCGGCGTAACGGGCGCAGGCTCAAGTTCATTTATAGGCGCGGGCGTCCAGGGCTGCTGGTTGACACCGGGGATGTTCTCGCAAGAGCGCGCGTCATGAAGCGCGATGGAACGTCGCGCTCTGCACGGAGCTTCAAGAACCGTTCCGTGATTGTCTTCGTCCTTGTGCCGCAAGTCATGCTCCGCAAGCGGCTCAATCTCGAAACGGTCGCGCGTGAATGGCAGGACCGGCTTCCAGCACTGGTCGTACAGAACTGGCCCGACATCAAGGCGGAACAACGCTGATGGCGACGAAGCGCGAAACGGTCCTACAAGCATTGTTCATGCTGCTGTCGGGCGTTACTGGACCGACAGTGCTGCGCAACGCCAATCTGCCCGAACGCATCCCGCCGGGTGGCATCGTCATCCTGCGCGACGGGGATCCGGGTGAACCGGACGTGCTCCTGTCGCCGCCCGAGTATGTTTACGATCATCGCGCCGACGCGGACTTGCTGGTCGATCTCCCGACTCCGGCCGCGCGCGACATGCTGTTCGACAACATCATGCAGGCGATTGGTGTGGCCATTGCCGCCGATCGGACGCTTGGCGGTCTTTGCGATTATGCCGAAACCGCCGCGCCCGTGCCTGTCGATGTGATTGTCGAAGGTACTTCCGGCTTCAAGGCGGCGACGCTGCCGATCATCCTTCACTATGGGTCAGCTGACCCGCTGTCCTGATCCGCAACACTAACGGAGAACTCACATGGCACGAGCCCAAGGGGCGCGGGCGCAACTCGCGGCCGCGTTTGAAACAATCTATGGTACGCCGCCTGGCAGCGGTTATTTCAAGATGCCGTTTGCCAGCGCAAACCTCGGTTCCGAGCAGCCGTTGCTGGCCTCGGAATTGCTCGGCTATGGCCGAGATCCACTGGCCCCGGTGCTCGATGCCATCACTGCAGATGGCGATATTGTGGTGCCCCTTGATTCCCGCGCCTTTGGCATGTGGCTCAAGGGCGCTTTCGGCGCGCCGATCACCACGGGTGCCGGACCTTACAATCACGAATTTCGCTCGGGCTCGTACACGCTGCCGTCTCTCGCAATCGAGCTTGGCATGCCCGAGGTTCCACACTTCGGCATGAACGTTGGCTGCGTCGTCAACACGCTGTCATGGCAAATGCAGCATGCCGGGCTCTTGACCGCATCAGTCGGCCTCATCGCCCAGGGAGAAACCGTGGGAGCGGCAACGGGAGCGGGCACACCCACCGACTGGACGCTCACCCGCTTCGGTCAGTTCAACGGCGCGGTCAAGCGCAACGGCGTGAGCCTCGGCAATGTGGTCTCAGCCCAGATCCACTATTCCAACAATCTCGACCGCATTGAGACGATCCGTGCCGACGGCAAGATCGATGGCGCCGATCCCTCGATTGCGGCGCTGACTGGTTCAATCGTGGTGCGCTTTGCCGACCAGACACTGCTCAATCAGGCAATCGCCGGCAGTGCCGCCGAACTGGAATTCTCCTTCATCAAATCTGCGAACGAAAGCCTGGCCTTCACCGTGCACGAGGTCTTCCTGCCGAAGCCCAAGCTTGCCGTTCAGGGGCCTCAAGGGGTGCAGGCAACATTCAACTGGCAGGCGGCGCGCGATCCCGTGCTGGGGCGCATGTGCACCGCTGTCCTCATTAACGATGTGGTGAGCTACTGATGATCAGGCTCAATCTTTCGGCTGAACCCAAGTGGCTGGACCTCGGCCATGGCGTGCGGGCGCTGGCACTTCCGCTGACCTCGGCGGTGCTGATCAGCCTTCGCGGGGACATGGCGCTTGAAGACGCGGCACTCCTGTCGCCTACCGAGCAGGCGCTGCGCTTCGCCAAGGCGGTCGCCTCGCGCGTCATCATCGAATGGGAAGGCGTAGGCGATGAGGGAGGCAATGCGCTTCCCGTGACGCCCGCCGCCGCGGCGGCGCTCATGGACTTGTTCCCGCTCTATCGCGCCTTCGAAGCGAACTACATCGTCCCCTGGCTCGATCTGGAATCGGAAAAAAACGCCTCCGCGCCCTCGCCGAATGGCACTTCGGCGGCGGCGCAGGATATTGCGGTGCCTGTCCCGCAACATGCTCCGATTGCCCCTCAAGATTAAACGCGCCGCACACGCTTGAAGGCTGGCAGGTTTGGGACTTGGCCCTCAAGATGGGCGGGCAACTCCGCGTGGCACTCGGTGGCGCAATTATCGGCTGGGACCTGGGCGCAGGGCTGTTGCTCGCGGCGGCGCTGGGGATCAATCCCGTCGTTGCAGCGGAAATGCTGCCGGTGATCGAAGCGGCCGCCGTTCGCGGCCTCAATCAGAACGTCTTGACTGCTCTGGAAAAGGACAATGGCTGAACGCAAGGTTTCGGTGCGCCTGGCGGTCGTCGATGGCGGCCGGTTCAAGGCGGAGCTTGCCGAACTAGGTGCTGCCGGCAATCAGGCGCTCGGCGCTATCGGTGCCGGCGCTTCAACTGCTGGCAATGCCGTCCGCCTGAATGCCCAGCAGCTTGGCAATCTGCAGTTCCAGTTGCAGGATATCGGGGTAAGCCTCGCCTCCGGGCAGAACCCGTTCACCGTGATGCTGCAACAGGGTTCACAGATCGTACAACTCTTCGGCCCCGGCACCGGCGTGCTTGGCGCCATTCGCGCGGTCGGCACCGGCCTTCTGACCTTCCTCACCAATCCCCTCAATCTCGCGTTGCTCGGCTTCTCAGCCGTCACCGCAGCGGCGGGTTATCTGTTTTCGGCGATCACGGGCGACGGCGAGGACGCAAACAAGACCCTCGAAGAGCAAGAGAACATCGTCAAGCGCATTGCTGAGCGATATGGCGAGGCCTTGCCTCATGTGCAGGCCTATGTGGCCGAACTCGACCGCGCCGAACAGTCGGCCGATCTTGCCAGTGCCCGGACCACGGTGTTGCAGAAGACGTGGGAGGACGCCGCGAATACCTTTGCCGACGCGCAATATCAGGTTCAAATCCTGGCGGCGGATTTGCAGCATGCGACCGAACCCGAACAACTTCATGAGTTGATCGAGGCGCTTGGGCGTCTCGATGGCAAGCTTAGCGACAACTCGGCGACCGCCTCGGACGCTACCCGCGTTTACGATGCGCTGATGAAGCTGTTTCGTGAGACGGGGGTTCCCCTGACGAAGGAGCTTGCGGGAAGTTTCCAGCAACTGGCGGCGAGCATTGCCCAGGCCGCTGGCGAAGCGGCGGTGATCAATCAGGAGTTCGCCGCCAATGTGGCGGCGCAAGGCGTGCTGTCGTCCCTCAACGCGGAGCTCGAAGCTCTGGGCAAGACCACGGAACAGCTTCGCATCGAAAAGGAGCTGCGCAAGGCGAATGTCGATGCCGCTTCCGAAGAAGGCAAAGCCATCGCCGCCAAGGTGCACGAGATCATCAGTGAAACCGAAGCCCGCAAGGAGCAGGCCGCTAGCGAACGCGCGGCGGCGTCCGCCCGACGCGCTGCCGACACAAGGGCCGCGGCGGAAGCCCAACGCGCACAGGAGGCGGTATCCGATCTGCTCGGCGACCTCAACCAGTCCATTGACCAGTTCGGTGACGAGCGCGCCAAGTTCATCGAGGGATTTCTCTCGCGGCTTCCCGATGGCGCCACGGAGGCACAGCGCGCCGAAGTCATGCGGCTGGCCCAGAGCCTCTACGAATTGGAAGGCGCTGAAAAGGACGCGACCAAGGCTGCGCGCGACGCTGAGAAGGTGCGCAATGAAGGCGAGCAGGTGTATGAATCGACTCGCACCGCTGCCGAACACTACGCCGAAACACTGGCCGACCTGAACCGCCTCTTGGCGGCGGGAGCCATTGATCAGGAGACCTACAGCCGGGCTGTCGCCCAGGCGCGCGAGCAGATGGAAGCGGCGGCGGTGGTTGAGCGCAAGCGCGCGCTTGAATCCGGCGGGCTCTTCGGCCCGTCCATCGGCATGCTTGAGGACTTTGTGGAGAAGGCGGGCCAAGCCGCCGACCTGATCAAGGAGGCTCTGTCCGAAGCTTTCTCCGCCGCCGAGGAAGCCGTGGGGCGGTTTGTGCGCACCGGCAAGGTCGATTTCGCGTCATTGATTTCTTCGATGCTGGCCGATCTGGCGCGGCTCGCGGTCAAGCAGGCTATCCTCGGGCCGCTGGCGAATATCCTGGGCGGGCTTCTCGGCGGCGCTGGTGGCGGAATCGGCAGCATCCTGTCGAGCATCTATCATGACGGAGGCATGGCTGGCGGAGGCGCTCCCATGCGTTCTGTTCCGGCGCTGGCGTTTGCGGGCGCCCCCCGTCTCCATGGTGGAGGCATGTTCGCCCCCGATGAGATTCCCGCCATCCTGCAACGGGGCGAGCGGGTGCTCAACCGCCGGGAGACGCGGGAATATGGGCAGGGGCGCGCCATCAACATCAACATTGCAACGCCCGACATCGAGAATTTCCGGCGGGCGCGCACGCAGGTCGCCGCCGACATCGCCCGCGCGGTGTCGTCCGGTTCGAGGGGATTGTAGAACATGGCGTTCGACGAGGTTCGTTTCCCCGACAATATCAGCCGGGGCGCCCGTGGTGGACCCGAGCGGCGCACGCGCATTGTCGAGCTTGCCTCGGGCCGTGAGGAACGCAATTCGCCGTGGGCGGGGTCAAGGCGGCGCTATGATGCTTCCTATGGCATCCGCCGCGCCGACGATCTCGCGGCAGTGGTCGCGTTCTTCGAAACTCGCTCTGGAAGACTACGTGGATTCCGTTGGAAGGATTGGGCCGATTACAAATCCTGCTTGCCGTCGGCAGTGGTCGGGTCAACGGACCAGCTGATCGGCCAGGGCGACGGCACGGCCACCGCGTTCCAGCTTTCGAAGACCTATTCTTCTGGCCTTCAATCCTATGTCCGCACGATCAACAAGCCGGTGGCCGGAACGGTGCTGATTGCCGTTGGCGGCGTTGTCCAATCCTCGGGCTGGTCGGTTGACACCACAACCGGCGTCATCACGTTCGCCGTTGCACCTGCCAATGGCGCGTCGATAACGGCAGGCTTCGAGTTCGATGTGCCCGTGCGTTTCGACAGCGATCTGCTGGATGTGACCCTCGATATCGAGCGGCTTGGTTCGATCGCTTCCATTCCCCTCGTGGAGATCAGGCTGTGAAGGCAATACCGGCCACTTTGCAGGCGCATCTTGATACGGGTGCGACGACACTCTGCTGGTGCTGGAAGATCACCCGTGCCGATGGTGTGGTCTTCGGTTTCACCGATCATGACCGGCCGCTCACCCTGGCGGGCGTCGCTCACGACCCCGACTCTGGCTTCGCGGCCTCTGAGCTTCGCGGCAATTCCGACCTGTCGGTCGATGCCCAGGATGCCGAAGGCGTGCTGTCCTCCGACCGCATCACCGAGACCGATATTCTTGATGGCCGCTGGGACAATGCCAGGATCGAAGTCCGCCGTGTCAACTGGGCGGACGTGACGCAGAACGTGCTGATGCGCCGCGGCAATATCGGGCAGGTTCGGCGCGGCAAGGCCGCGTTTGTCGCCGAAGTGCGCTCACTCGCCCATGTTCTCAATCAAACCGTTGGCCGCACCTTCCAGTACTATTGCGACGCCGCCCTTGGCGATCGACGCTGTGGCATCAACCTGGAGGCCGCTGCCTACAAGGGCACGGGTGCCGTCACGGCGGTGACCGCCGATCGCCGCATCAAGGCTTCCGGTCTCTCGGGCTTCGCTGCACAATGGTTTGAACTTGGGGTTGTCGAGTGGACGACTGGCGCTAATGCCGGGCGCACGGCGGAAGTCTCGCGGCATTCGTTGACCGCCGGCATTGCGACCATTGAGCTCTTCGAAGCGCCGGTGCGGGCGATTGGTGTTGGTGACAGTTTCATCATCCGCGCCGGTTGCGACAAGCAGGTCAAGACCTGCAAGGCGAAGTTCGCGAATGGGGTGAACTTCCGCGGCTTTCCCCACATGCCGGGCGACGACACCGTGCTGCGCTACCCCAACCGGGGCGATGCCAATTCGGGTAACCCGCTCTGACGGCCATGACCAAAATTCAACTCCATGCCGCCGACCCAGCGCGGGTGATCGATGTGGCGCGCTCGTGGGCAGGAACGCCCTATCACGATCAGGCCAGTGTCAAGGGCGTGGGCTGCGATTGTGCCGGGCTTGCCCGCGGCATCTGGCGCGAGATCGTGGGTGAGGAGCCCGCACGTCTTCCGGCCTATTCGCGCGATTGGGGTGAAGTGGGGTCACGCGAGACTTTCGTGGACTATGTGCGGCCGTTCCTGATCGAAATCCCCATTGCCGGTGCCGGTCCGGGAACTTTGCTCCTGTTCCGAATGCGGCGCGAGGGGCCTGCCAAGCACTGTGGCGTGCTGCTCGATGATGGCATGTTCATTCACGCCCTCGAACGGCACGGCGTCGTGACCAATCCCTTTGACACCGCGTGGGCGCGCCGGACGGCCTTCGCCTTTCTTTTTCCCAGGCAGAATCCCTGATCCATGGCCTCGGTCGTTCTGAGTGTTGTGGGCGGCGCCATCGCCGGGCCCATCGGGGCCGCCGTCGGCTCCGTCGTGGGTGCCGTTGTCGACAGCCTGCTGGTGTCGGCATTGACGCCCACGCAAAAGGCCGAAGGCCAGCGGCTCTCTGACATCAAAATCACTCGAGGGCATTGCCATCCCGCGTGTCTACGGGCGGGCCCGTATGGGCGGCAACATCATCTGGGCAACCGATTTCCGCGAGGAGAAGCACACCACGAGTTCGGGTGGCGGCAAGGGCGGCGGCGGTGGCGTCGAAACCACCGAGTATCTCTATTTCGCGTCCTTCGCGGTGGCACTCTGCGAGGGGCCGATTGCCGGGATCGGCCGCATCTGGGCCGACGGCAAGGAGTTCAAGGTCAAGGGTGCGGTTTGGCGCCTCCACAAGGGCAGCGAGACACAACAGCCGGATACGCTGATTTCAACAAAGATGGGCACCGGCAATGCCCCAGCCTACCGGGGCGTGGCCTACATCGTCTTCGACGATTTGCCGCTCCAGAAGTTCGGCAACCGCATTCCGCAATTGACCTTCGAGGTGTTCCGGCATGTCGATGATCCCGACAGCGCCGAGCAGGTCACCCGCGCTGTCAATCTCATTCCGGGTGCCGGCGAGTTCGTCTATGCGACAGAAAAAATCCTCAACACCACGACGAGTGATACGCGCGCCGAGAACGTCAACTCGAGCGCGGGCCAGCCCGACCTGCTGGTGTCGCTGGACAACCTCGAAACGGCAGCCCCCAATGTCGAATCCGTGTCGCTGGTCGTCTCCTGGTTCGGCACTGATCTTCGCTGCGGACAGTGCCTGATCAAGCCCGGCGTCGAGACTGTCACCAAGGTCACGGCGCCCAAGACCTGGAGCGTGAATGGTGTCGGCAGGACGAATGCTCACCTCGTCAGCCAGATCAGCGGGGCACCGGCCTTCGGCGGAACGCCTGCGGATTTTTCCGTCGTACAGGCCATTCAGGAACTGAAGGCACGGGGATACCGCGTCACCTTCTATCCCTTCCTGCTGATGGATGTGGCCGACGGCAATACGCTGCCCGATCCTTACTCTGACAACGCCGCGACCATCGGCCAGCCCAAGTACCCCTGGCGCGGGCGCATCACCTGTTCGCCGGCCGCTGGCTTCGCTGGAACGGTGGACAAGACAGTTGCGGCTACGGCGCAAGTCGATGCCTTCTTCGGAACTGCGCAAAATTCGGATTTCTCCGTGAACGGAACAACCGTCACTTGGACCGGCGGCGCCGACTGGGGCTACCGGCGCATGGTGCTGCACTATGCCAAGCTCTGCGCCGCCATTAACGCTGCCTATCCGGATGCCGTCGATGCCTTCCTGATCGGCTCGGAACTGCGGGGCCTGACGCAAATTCGTTCGAGCACGTCGGTCTATCCGGCAGTCGCCAAGCTCAAGAACCTCGCCTCCGAGGTAAAGGCGATCCTCGGCGCCAGTGTGAAGGTGGGTTACGCCGCCGACTGGTCGGAGTATTTCGGCCACCATCCGCAGGACGGATCGGGCGATGTGTTTTTCCATCTCGATCCGCTCTGGGCCGACAGCAATATCGATTACGTCGGCATCGACAATTACATGCCGCTCGCCGACTGGCGGGAGGGCTCCTCCCACGCCGACGCTCTGGCTGGCTGGCAGTCGATCTATGATCGCGATTATCTGGAAACCAACATCGAGGGCGGCGAGGGGTACGACTGGTACTATGCCAGCCAGGCCGACCGCGATACGCAAGTGCGCACAGCGATCACCGATGGCGCCTACGGCAAGCCCTGGGTGTTCCGCACCAAGGATATCCGGTCTTGGTGGTCGAATGCCCACTATGACCGGCCGGGTGGCATTGAAAGTGGTGTGGCCACCGCCTGGGTCGCAAAATCGAAGCCGGTCCATTTCACTGAGGCCGGATGCCCGGCGGTGGACAAGGGCGCCAACCAGCCCAATGTCTTCGTCGATCCCAAATCGTCAGAAAGTGCTTATCCCTACTATTCGCTGGGCAACCGCGACGACGCCATCCAACGCCGCTTCATCGAGGCGCTCTATCACTACTGGAGCACTCACAACCCTTCGGGCGGCACCTATGGCGGGCCGATGCTTGATATGGCCGAGTTGGCAGTGTGGTGCTGGGACGCGAGGCCCTATCCGGCCTTTCCCGGCCGGTCCGACATCTGGGGCGACTGGCAGAACTGGCAGTTTGGCCATTGGCTGAACGGACGGCTCGGCGACTCAGGTCTTGCTGCCTTGGTTCGCGAGCTTTGCAGACGCGGCGGCCTCGCCGACACCGACATCGATGTGAACCAGCTCGCCGCGGCAGTTCCCGGCTACACCATCGAGGCGATCGCCAGTGCGCGCGCCTCGATCGAACCGCTGGCTCGTTTTTATGGCTTCGATGCCGTCGAAAGCGACGGCGTGATCCGCTTTGTGCCCCGAGGGGGCGCACCCATCGCCACCATAGTGCCCGACAATCTGGTTGCCACAAAGCGCGAGGACGAGGATATCGAACTGGTGCGTGGGCAGGAGACGGAACTGCCGCTCGCCCTCAAGTGGCGGTTGACACGGCCCGACAAGAAGTACGAATCCCTCACGGTCGAGGCCCGCCGCATCACCGTCGACACGGCGCGCATTGCATCGGAGTCCTTCGCGATTGTCGCTTCAGGCGCCGAGGCCGACATGCGCTGCCGTAGGGCGCTGATGGAAGCCTGGGTCCAGCGCGAGACGGCGAAGTTCCAGTTGCCGCCATCGCGACTGGCACTTGATCCCACCGACGTGGTGCTGATCGAGCACGACGGACGGCAGACCGAATTCCGCCTGGCATCATTCGCCGATCAGGACGCCCGCATCGTCGATGCGGTGAGGACCGACGCCGCAATCTATGGCGCGAGGCCTGGACCTGAGCGCGACGTGACCCTGCCGCCGCCCACCGTTTATGGTCCGCCAACCGTCGCCTTGATGGATCTGCCGATCCTCGATGAGGCAGTGCCAGCACATCGCCCCTTTATCGGGGTCTATGCCTCGCCATGGTTCGGGCAGGCCGCCGTCTGGAAGAGCCCGACGCTCGATGGCTTCGCGCTGCTCGATGTGATCGGCCGCCCGGCGCGTATGGGGACACTGGCCTTCGACTTCTACGGCGGCCCGACCGATCGCTTCGACTATGGCAACGTCCTCTATGTGGACATGCTGTCGGGCGCGCTCACCAGTGTGACCGACCTCGAGCTCTTTGCCGGTGCCAACACGCTGGCCATCGAGACTTCGCCAGGCGCCTGGGAAATGCTCCAATTCGCCAATGCCGAGCTTGTCTCGGCTGGCCGCTACAAGCTGACACGCCTCCTGCGCGGCCAGCGCGGCACCGAAGGCGCCATGGGCAGTCCCGCGCCTGCGGGCGCGCGCGTCGTCATGCTCGATGCCGACATCGCACCCTTGAGTATCGCCTCGACCGACGTGGGCATTGCCTGGAACTGGATGATTGGCCCGGCGTCGGAAGAGCTGACGGACATTTCCTATGCGCAGGTGGCATTCACGCCGAAAGGCACTGGCCTCCGGCCCTATGCGGTGGCGCATGTCAGCCAGCCCTGGAAGTTCGCCAGGACGCCCGGCGATCTCACCATCTCCTGGAAACGCCGCACCCGGGCGCCCGTTGGCGACAGTTGGGACCCGATCGAGGTTCCGCTGTTCGAGGACACGGAGTCCTACGAGGTCGACGTTCTGAACGGCGCGACGGTCAAGCGCACGCTCGCCGCGAACACCACCAGCGTTCTTTACACCGGCGCCCAGCAGACCGCCGATTGGGGCGCGCCGCTCGGACCGGCCAATTCGCTGCAGGTCGCCATCTACCAGCTCTCGGCCCAGTTCGGCCGCGGCGCACCCAAGTCCGCCACTCTCTACTTCTGATCTTCTGATCTTTCCGAGGTTCACGACCCATGCCGGATGACAGCACGCATCTGCATCTGCCCTATATTGCCGCCAACCAGGCGCAGAAGCATGTGACGCACAATGAAGCCGTGCGCCTGCTCGATGCGCTGGTGCAGATGGCAGTGATCTCCCGCACACTCACGGCACCGCCTGCGTCGCCAGCCGATGGCGACCGTTACATTGTGGCTGCGGGTGCGACCGGCGCTTGGGCCACTTGGGATCTGAACATCGCCTATTATGTTGATGGCGCCTGGATGAAGCTTGTGCCGCAGCCGGGCTGGCTCGCCTGGATCGAGGCGGAGGCGGCCCATGTGCGCTGGGACGGCGCAGCCTGGGGCGCGCTGACGAGCAGCGGGTCAGTTGCCTGGGGCTCGATCACTGGTACCTTGTCGAGCCAGACCGATTTGCAAGCGGCCTTCAATGGCAAGGCCGCGGTGGTCCATACGCATCCGGCAACGGAGATATCGGACTCGACTGCAGCGGGGCGGTCGATGCTGACTGCTGCCGATGCCGCCGCCCAGACTGCTCTGCTCAATGCATTCTCGTCCACGCTCAAAGGACTGGCGCCGGCGTCCGGTGGCGGCACCTCCGCCTTTCTGAGGGCGGACGGAAGCTGGACCACGATCACCACCGCCAACATCAACAACAATGCTATCACCAACGCCAAACTTGCGACCGTCGCTTCCGCAACCTTCAAGGGGCGTCTGACGGCGGGGACCGGCACTGTCGAGGATCTCACCGGAACCCAGGCGACGACGCTGCTCGATATCTTCACGTCTGCCCTCAAGGGCCTGGTCCCCGCTTCCGGGGGCGGAACCAGCAGTTTCCTGCGGGCTGACGGGACATGGGCAGCACCCCCGGCGGCGGCGGTGCGTCATGGGGATCGATCACCGGCACGCTCTCGGCCCAGACCGATCTGCAATCGGCCCTCGATGCCAGGCAGCCGCTCGACAGTGACCTCACCACCATCGCGGGGCTCACCGCCACGACCGACAGCTTCATGCAGGCGAAAGCCGGGGAGTGGGCGGCGCGAACCATCGCTCAGGTCAAGACCGACCTCGGATTGACCGGCACCAACAGCGGCGATCAGACCATCACGCTGACCGGTGATGTGAGCGGTTCCGGTACCGGGTCCTTCGCTGCGACCATCGGCGCCAACGTCGTGACCAATGCCAAGCTCGCCACCATGGCGACGGCAAGCTTCAAGGGCCGCACGACGGCGGGGACCGGCAATGTCGAAGACCTGACCACCACTCAGGCAACCGCTCTTCTCAATACCTTCACCACAACACTCAAAGGCCTTGCCCCGGCCAGCGGCGGCGGCACAGTGAATTTTCTGCGCGCCGACGGGACATGGGTCCCACCACCCGATCCGGCAGCACTTCAGAACCTGTCGCTGCTCGGCGTCAACGCCACCGCCGATGCCACCAACAAGTTCGCGGTCGCCAGCAGCGCGGTCCTCTTCAACAATGTCGGCATTGGCGTGTAGGTCAAGGTCAACAAGAATGCTGCCGCCGATACCGCCTCCTTCCTGTTCCAGACGAATTTCTCAGGAAGGGCGGAGTTCGGAACGACAGGCGATGATGACTTTCATTTCAAGGTCTCTCCCGATGGCAGCGCCTGGACCGAGGCGCTGCTCATCAACCGGACGACCGGCATCGTCACGCTCGCGAACAACTCGGTGGGAAATGCCGCGCTCGCCGACATGGCGACCAATCGGTTCAAGGGCCGCACGACGGCAGGCTCAGGTGATCCCGAGGACCTGACGGGCACGCAGGCAACGGTCCTTCTCGATGTCTTCACCTCGGCCCTGAAGGGCCTGGCACCGGCCTCCGGCGGCGGTACCACCAATTTCCTCCGGGCCGACGGAACTTGGGCAGCTCCCGCGGGCGGCGGTTCTGGCGATGTGGTAGGACCGGCTTCGGCCACCGACAATGCGCTGGCGCGCTTCAATGCGACAACGGGCAAGCTCCTTCAGAACGGCGCTATTCTCGCGACGGACAATGGCGAGCTCATTCTGCCCTATGTGGCAACGCCGGCGGCACCGGGGGCAGACAAGCTCAATCTGTTCGCAGGCAAGAAGGCCGCGCGCATGTTGCCCCGCTTCATGGGACCGTCCGGGCTGGATGTCACCTTGCAGCCGCTCATTGCCACCAACAAGATCGCCTGGTGGAATCCACCGGGCAATGCCACGACGGTGCCGGGCGTGTTGGGCATCGCCGCGCCCACTGCCGTTGGCACCGCTACGGCGCGAAACGTCGCCGCGACGAACATTGCGACCCGCGCGCGGAGGCTGGGATATGTCAGCGCCGCCACGGCGGGCTCGCTTTCGGGACACTATTCGGCAGTGGCCCAATTCACGATAGGTGCCACGGGCGGCATCGGTGGGTTCTTCTATGTCTGCCGGTTTGTCGTGTCGGACGCGGCCGCGGTTTCCGGTGCCCGCATGTTCGTGGGACTGCGCAATGCGGTTGCCGCACCCACCAATGTCGAGCCGTCGAGCGGCCAGACCAACATGGCCGGCGTGGCGCAGATCTCGACCTCGAACAATCTGCAGATCGTCTATGGCGGATCGGCGGCGCAGACGGCCATCGATCTCGGCGCCAGCTTTCCGGCCAACACGCTTTCCGCAGACCTCTTTGAGCTGGCGCTCTTCGCGCCGCCCGACACGCAGGTGATCTATTATCAAGTCACCCGGGTGAACACCGGCGACGTTGCGACCGGAACGCTCAGCGGCGCGGTCGGCACTGTCATTCCGGCAGCCACCACTTTCCTCGCTCACACAGCCTGGCGCTGCAACAACGCCACCGCAGCAGCGGTCGGCATCGACGTGGTGAGCGTCTACATCGAAACCGACAACTGAATCAGGGAGGCATATGATGGACCTGCAATGGTGGATCACTGCAATCGGCATTCCGGTGGTGGGATCGCTGATCTGGCTGAGGCTTCATGATCGCGAGGACATGGACAAGACGTTCCGCGCCTTGAAGGACGATCTCGCCAATTACAAGCTGCTGGTCGCCACCAATTTCGTCTCCGTCTCCTATCTCAAGGACGTGGAAGCGCGGATCATGACGCATCTCGAGAAGATCGAGCAGAAGATCGACCGGGTGATCGAGCAGCGCCATCCGCCGGCCGAATAGCCATCCCTCACCATCGTCTGTCCCACTGATCCCGCGCTTCCCCGCGGGTTTTTCATTTTGAGGAGAATCCATGCCCAATCTCGACAAGGCGAGTGCCGCGCGCCTCGCCAGAGCCCATCCCTTGCTCCGGAAGCTGTTCGCTGAAGTAGCGAAGCGGGCCGACATCGTCATCCTGGACTCGCAACGTGGCCGCGCCGCCCAGGAACTCGCCTATCGTACCAAGCGCAGCAAGGCGCGCTTCGGCCAGTCCGCTCACAACTGGACGCCTTCCATCGCACTCGATGTCTGCCCCAAGCCCATCGACTGGAAGAACACAAAGCCGTTCGTCGTGCTGGCGAAGGAGATCGTCCTACCGCTGGCGCGGGAGATGAAGATCCCGCTCCGTTGGGGTGGTGACTGGAACATGAACGGTAAGAGCGAGGACGAGACGTTCGTCGACATGCCGCACTACGAGCTCACGCCATGGCGGAGCTTCGCCAAGAACGCAGAGCTCTACGACGGCTGACCCGTTCCGCCGCCCGAGCGGCTCTCGGGCAATTCCCCAAGGAGAAAACCATGTATGACGTGAAGTCCTTCTTCGCCTCCAAGACGATCTGGGGCGGTCTCATCGCCCTCATTGCCAGTGCCGCTGCCATCTGGGGCTATGCGATCACGCCCGCCGATCAGGCCCAGATCGTCGAGCTCATCACCGGCATCGGCGGCATCATCGGCAGCGTGCTGGCCATCTACGGCCGCGTCGTTGCTACCAAGAAGATCACATGA